CACTGTATCTTCTGGCGATCAGATTCCCGTCTATACGCCTAGCAATGGCGACGCGCGGCGCATGTCCATCAGCGCATTGCTCACGTACTTTCAACAGAGCTTTGCCAGCCCCACGCTGGCGACGAATCTGTACGTCCCGGCCACTGGCTTTAATCAAACGGTGCCGACTCCGGTAGCGCAGCAGCAGTGGATGTTGTTGCAGCCTGCCGGTACGCTGGCCACCGGCACGATTACATTCCCGCTGAATACTGGCGTTGCTGATGGAACCGAAGTTTTGATTACCAGCACGCAAACGATTACCGCCTTAACGCTGGCTCAGAATGGTGCTTCTGCCATTTATGGGGCCGTGACTACGCTCGCCGCTGGCGGCTTTGTTCATTATCGTTTTTATCAGCCAACTAATTCTTGGTATCGGATTGGCTAATCATGCCAACGAAAGACTCCCGACTAACCCGCGCAGGCGTTGAAGGCTACAACAAGCCTAAACGTACTCCTTCTCACCCCACCAAGTCTCATGTGGTGGTGGCGAAGGAAGGTGACAAGATCAAGACCATTCGGTTTGGTCAGCAGGGTGTGTCAGGCTCTCCTAAACGAGAGGGCGAATCAAAGTCGGATAAGGCTCGGCGGGAGTCGTTCAAGGCTCGGCACGCTGAGAATATTGCTAAGGGAAAGATGAGCGCGGCCTGGTGGAGTTCGAAGATAAAGTGGTGACTATGGAAACAACAAAAAACCGCTTTTATGTGTATGAGCATCTCCGATTAGACACTATGGCAGTTTTTTATGTTGGAAAAGGTACCGGAAAACGCTACGCAGTTCGAAGTCATCATCATAGAAATGAGTTTTGGCAGAGAACTGAACGCAAGGCTGGAGGGTTTTGCGTCCGAATTGTCGCCAATAATATGGATGAAGAACTTGCCTTCTTGGTCGAGAAGGAGCGTATATCTCAACTTCGTGTAACAGGTTTTATACTATGCAACCTTACTGATGGCGGAGATGGGGCTTCAGGATGGGTAAAAACAAAAGAATGGCGAGAAAAGGTTAGCGCAGCTCATCGCGGAAAAACTGTTTCAGAAGAAACGCGAATCAAGATTTCTAACTCTGTTCGATCTTCTGGGTTTGCGCCAACAGAAGAAATGCGTCAAAAAATATCTGCCACGCACAAAGGTAAAAAAAGAGCACTTGGCTACAAACACACAGATGAATGGAAAGTTAAACAAAAAAAATGGGTGGTAGGAAATAAAAGCAGGTTAGGGCAAACACGAAGCAAAGAAGAACGAGAAAAAGCATCTGCATCACTTAGTGGGCGAATTCAAACTAAGATCGAATGTCCTCATTGCGGGAAGGTTGGTGGAAATGCAATGAAAAGATGGCATTTTGAAAATTGCAAAAAAAAATCATGACTCAAATAGCCATTTTGAACGGGATATATTCTGACAGCGGCCCAGACCTTCGCACGTCTTATCCTGTCAATCTTGTGCCTGTGCCTAAAAACTCAGGCATTAGCGCCGGGTTTCTACGCCCTGCTGATGGCATCGTTGCAAACGGCACCGGCCCTGGCATTGATCGAGGCGGCGTGAATTGGCAGGGCGTGTGCTATCGCGTCATGGGGACGTCATTAGTGAGTGTCGCCAATGATGGCACAGTAACCACGATTGGGGATGTTGGCAGTGGAGATTTAGTGACGTTTGATTACAGCTTCGACCGGCTTGCTATCGCATCAGGCGGGCGTCTCTATTATTGGAACGGCACGACGCTCACCCAGGTAACCGACCCCGATCTCGGAACCGTCTTAGATGTGGTCTGGGTTGATGGCTACTTCATGACGACTGATGGCACTAGCCTGGTTGTTACTGAGCTATCTGACCCAACCCAAGTCAATCCGCTGAAGTATGGCTCTTCAGAAGTCGATCCTGACCCTGTGGTGGCGCTACTCAAGTTGCGCAATGAGGTTTATGCGCTGAACAGAAATACCATCGAAGTATTCGATAACGTTGGCGGCGATTTCTTCCCGTTCCAGCGTATCGACGGCGCGCAGATTCAAAAAGGTGTCATCGGAACTCATGCCTGCTGTGTGTATCTTGAGGCAATTGCGTTTCTTGGCGGAGGGCGAAACGAAGCGCCTGGAATTTATATCGGCGCAAACGCATCAGCCACCAAGATTAGCACGCAAGAGATAGATGACATTCTGCTCGGATACACCGAGAGCCAGCTTTCCGCTGCAAAGCTAGAGTCGCGCAACGATAAGTCGCATCAGCATCTTTACATCCACCTGCCAGACCGCACGCTTGTTTATGACGGGGCAGCATCGCAAGAGCTGGGGCAGCAGGTATGGTTTGTGTTGAGCACTTCGACAATCGGCTTTGCACAGTACCGCGCTCGCAATCTGGTGTGGGCGTATGACAAGTGGCTTGTGGGCGACCCTCAGTCATCAAACGTTGGCTATTTGGCGCAAGACACCAGCAACCATTGGGGCCAGATCGTACGATGGGAATTTGGCACGCTTATCGTTTATAACGAAGGCAAGGGTGCGCTTTTCAACGAGCTTGAGTTGGTGGCCCTCACCGGGCGCGTGGCAATTGGCGTAAATCCGATCATCACCACTAGTTACTCACTGGATGGCGTGAATTGGGGCCAAGACAGGCCGATCAGAGTCGGAACGACTGGCGAGACACAAAAGCGCCTTGTGTGGTTTATGAATGGCAGCATGGGGCATTGGCGTATTCAGCGATTTCGTGGCGACAGTAAGGCGCACCTGTCTTTTGCTAGACTTGAAGCTCAACTTGAGCCGCTGGCCTACTGATGGCGAATAAACTAAAACTTACCCGCGATCAGCTTGCATCCTTTCTTAAGGATGCGGAGCAGATTAAACAGTTCGAAAAACTGTTTTCGACTGTTGATTCAATCGCGCCTGACGTTGTAAATGAAATAAGCATCAACGCCGGGAGTGCTCAGGCCTCGGCTAATGATGCGCTCGCGCAGCTTCAAAGGCTGGCCGATATTGTTGGCTTGCTGGCTACAGAGCCAGCACAGGAACACGACAACTTCGTTGTTGCTGATTACATTGACACAAACACACTTGCACCAACGCCAATTGGAAAACCTGGGCGCGCGTATTGGGACGATGGCGCAGGGTCTTTGGTTGTTGGTTTAAAAGGCGGAAACGTCACTTACATCGACGGTCAGCAAGAATACGCGCTTTGCTATAACGATTCTGGCGTGGCGCTGACCAAGGGCCAAGTGGTTTATATCTCTGGCGCGCAGGGTAATCGTGTTGCCATCAAATTGGCGCAAGCTGACAGTGATGCAAATTCAGCGCACACCATTGGATTCGTTGCGGAGTCTATTGCCGCAGGCGCGGAAGGATGGGTTCATTCTGCTGGCCCTATCTACAAGCTAAACACGTTTGGTTATACGGCAGGGGCAACTGTTTATCTGTCTCCAACAACACCAGGGGCTTGGACAACCACTCGCCCAAGCGCACCAAACCACACCGTTATTCTTGGATTCATTGAGCGAGTTCATGCCTCTGTCGGCTCTATCTACGTCAAAGTAGATAACGGCTACGAGCTGGACGAGCTGCATAACGTCAAGATTACGTCTGTTGCTAACAATGACTTGTTGCAATACGACAGTGCTGGGCCGTTTTGGAAGAATGTAGCGCCTTCATCGGTTACGGTAGGAACGGCAACGAATGTTTCTGGCGGTACGGCAAACGTCACTGATTGCAAGGTCACAGGGCCAGGAAGCCTTGGTTACGGCACAGGCTCAGGCGGAGCAGTTACACAAACCACCTCGCGCACGACGGGCGTAACACTGGACAAGTCTAACGGTGCAATCACTCTGGTCAGCGCGGCGGGCACTGCCACATGGCAATCTTTCACCGTGACAAATAGCCTTGTCGCGGCAACGGACACTGTGATTGTGAATCAGAAATCTGGCACCGACCTCTACATGATCCACGTCACCAACGTGGCGGCTGGCAGCTTTCAAATTACCTTTTCCACGACTGGCGGAACGACAACTGAGCAGCCTATGTTTAACTTTGCGATAATCAAAGCAGTGACAAGCTAAAGGATAATCATGACGGTTACGGTTAAAGTTTTGATTCCTGCAAAGCAGGCTGAAAGCGTACAAACTACTCAATATACTGCCAATAATTGCAAAACGATTATTGATAAATTCACTGCGACAAACACAAGTGCAAGCAATGTTTCGATTAGCGTAAATCTGGTGACAACTGGCGGGTCGCCTGGCGCTGGTAATCTTATTACCGACACCAGAAATATCGCGCCTGACGAAACTTATACATTTCCCGAGCTTGTTGGGCATTCGCTTGAATCCGGCGGATTTATTTCAACCATTGCCAGTGCTGCAACATCTATTACAATTCGTGCAAGCGGGCGAGAAATAACCTAAGATTTATGCTGTAGAATCAAACAGCCGAGTGATTAGGCGACCGGCGGCCATGAATCCGAAAAGAGGAAAACATTGGTTGCGCTGGCGCTAGAGCATGTCCAAAATTTGGACACCCTGACAGGGCTTTTCAAAGACCCCTATATCGCAAAGATAGGGCACGATCATCGTGCGCTCGCGCCAATTGAACACCCCCACGTCAAATATCTATCTGCCAAGTTAGACGGCCAGCAGGTTGGCGCGTTTATGGTGGTCGAGTCTGGTTTTGTAGAGATCGACATTCATGCCATGTTGTCAAAACAGGCGCTTGAGCATTCGCGCGATTTTGGTCGGCTTTGCCTTATTTGGGCATTCGCGCACAAGCACATAAACAGGGTCACCGCGTATATTATCGAAGGGCTTGATTCTGCAAAGAATTATTGCCTGAAACTTGGGTTTCAAAACGAAGGCACGAGACGCGGTGCCTGCCTTAAAAACGGGCGATTGGTCGGCGTTCATATATTAGGCATGACGCGGCGCGATTGGGAGCAAGCAAAATGAGTTTTATTGGAAATGCAGTCGGAAGTATTGTCGGCGGGATTACTGGAGCAAAACAGCAGGCAAAGGCTGCTGAGGCAGCAGCAGGAACACAGGCAGAAGCCGCCAACATTGCCATTCAAGAACAGCGCCGACAGTTTGATATTCTGACCGAATTGCTTAGGCCATACGTTGAGGCTGGTGCGCCTGCGCTGCAACAGCAGCAAGCGTTTCTTGGATTGCGTGGCGCTCCTGAACAGCAAGCGGCAATCGGTGCGCTTGAGCAAAGCCCATTGTTTCAGTCTGCCGTCAGGCAAGGTGAGGAAGCATTGCTTCAACAAGCATCGGCCACTGGTGGGCTTCGCGGAGGAAACATTCAGGCTGCGCTTGCTCAATTCCGGCCTGCCATGCTGCAAGAGCAGATTGCGCAGCAATACCAAAACTTGGCTGGGCTTACTTCGTTGGGGCAGCAATCAGCCGCAGGACAAGGTGCGGCTGGTATGCAAACGGCTGGGGCAATTGGCGAATTGATCGGGCAGCGTGGGGCTTCATTGGCTGGCGGCCAATTGGCGAAAGGTAGTGTTGTAAGACAGACTTTCGGAGATATTCTTGACATTGCTGGCGCGTTATCTGGAAAAGGTGGCGGTGGTGGCGGACAAAGGAAAGGGTTTTTTTAAAATGCCTGAACCAATAAATTATTTGGCTCAAATGCCACAGGTTAATCTGGGCGAAAGGCTGCTACGTGGTTTGCAGATTGGCGCAGGGTTCGCTCAACTTCAGGAACAACAAGCTGCCAAGCAACAAGCCGAGCAACGCCTGCAATCCTATCGCACTGAGCTTGAAAGCGCATTCAATCAGGGCACGCCTAAAGCCTTCTCCCGCCTGATGACGATGTTTCCTGAGCATCAGGCAGCTATCAAGCCCACGTTTGATCAACTGAGCAAAGAGCTCCAAGATGGGGAGATTGCAGCAGCGTTGCCGGTAGCTAGTGCGCTTTTGTCTGGCAATGCAAAGGTTGCTAAAGACTTGATTCAAGCACGCATTGACGCGACCCCTGAAGGTCAAGACACAAGAATGCTGCAATCAATTTCAGATGCGATTGATAGAGACCCAGTTACCGCCAAAAATTACACTTTGCTGACATTATCAAGGATTATGTCTCCAGAAAAGTTTGCTGAAACGTTTAGCAAGCTGGCAGAGACTTCGCGGGCGGAAGTTAGCGCACCAGAAGAAATGCGCAAAAAACGCGCAGAGGCCATAACAGCAGAAGCAGAAGCAAAATTCAAGGAAAAGCAGCTCATCGCAGACCTTGAGAAGAAAGCTGCCGATCTTGGGCTTACGAAAGCACAAACAGGTTCAGCCATCGCACAAACCAAAAAGCTTGGCGTAGAAACGGCAAAAGCCGTTCTTGAGCTTAAAGCTTCAGAAGCAACTGGCGGAATTGATCCAGAAAAGAAATTTACCCAAGAAGAAAAAATTAGAAAAGAATGGCAAGGACGCACCAAGGTTTATGGGGAGCTTCAGGGCACGTATAACAATATACAGGCCTCATCTGCGGCAGGAACCGGCGCTGGTGACATTGCCCTGATTACTGGTTTTATGAAAATGCTAGACCCAGGCTCTGTTGTTCGTGAAACAGAATTCGCAACTGCTAGGGACACGGCGGGGCTTTTTGCACAGCTTGAGAATCGACTTCAAAAAGCACAAAACGGGCAATTACTTCAGCCAGAACAGAGAAAGCAATATGTTTCGCTCGCCAAACAGTATTTGGAAGCCGCGCAGAAAAAAGCTGAGCAAGAGAAAAAAGACTTAAATGCTGTAGTGAAAAACTATAAATTGAACCCTGAAAATGTTTTTGGTGTTTCGCAACAAGCTGCGCCAATTCCTGCGCCAACACCATCAGCGGCACAGCCGTCGCAAGATCGCATTAATCAATTGGTCAAGCAATACGGATTTCGATAATGGCAACGATTCAGGAACTTGAACGAGCACTAATCAATGCTGATGCTGCTGGCGATGTTGCAGCAGCGCGAGATTTGGCGGCAGCGATCACTTCGTTTCGCGCCACGACAGCGGGGCAGATACCGGGTGAGCAGGTTGTGCCATCTGTAAGTCAGCCAGCAGAGCCTACACTGGCAGAACGCGCAGTGGGTGCTGGTGAGGCTGCATTGACGTTGGGAACCGGCGCAGTTGGCGGAACGCTTGGCATGTTGGGAGGCACCTTAAAAGGACTGGCAGAGCAAATTCTTAGTGGGCAATTTGGCACCCCTCAAGCT